TCGCCTATCCAAGTTCAAAGGCATGAAAGCTGGATGCGATGCTCGGGACTGGAACAAAATGGCAGACGAGATGGTCGATTCGCGGTGGCATGATCAGGTTCCAAATCGAGCCAAGCGTTTGGTTAAGCGAATCCGTGATCTCGCTAACGACTAATGGCTACCAAAATAAACGAAAATACAGAGGTTGCCTTACCTTTACGCAACATCATAAGTATGGTGGCTGCTGCATCCGTAGCAACGTGGGCATACTTTGGTATTATAGAACGACTAAACCAAATAGAAACTAACATCACAATGATGGAGTCTGACTTAAACCAGAACACAGAATTCCGCATCAAGTGGCCTCGTGGTGATATGGGCAGTCTTCCAGCAGACAGTGAACAGTTCATGCTGATAGAACATTTAGCCAACCAACTGGATGACTTGTCCACACAGATAGATGAAGGCCGTGCGCCATACGACCAACAACAAAAGTTAACTCTAGAGTTCTACGAGAAACGTATTACTGTACTAGAAGAGAACATAGAAAAACTAAGAAATGGAAATCATTAAAACCATAACTCTTATACTATATCTGGGCGGTGATGTAACTGAGCACACCGCTTACGAACAGATATCTAAATGTCTTAAAGCAAAGCGTACCATCGAAAGAAATCTTTACAAGGAAAGTAACTCCGTTAGGTACTCCTGCGAGAATAAAACCGTTGAAATATCCAAAAATTCAGACGGTACGACTTATATTGTAAAAATAATAAAATAGTTTTAAACGCTAAGTTGCTGTGTTTACTTAATAAAAACATCGATTCTCGTGGAGCTCGTGATTAATGGACGTACCAATATACCCTCAAAGCCCTGAGAATCGCTGTCCGAGGTGCCAAGCACCACTAAAAGTGATCCAAGTGCATGGTCATGGGCAGTGCAGCTACTGTAAGGCAGTGATCGATGACTGCTGTCAGGGTGAAACCTGTTCGGTTACGTCTTCAGACCAGAAATCCTATCGCACCTAGCTCCGCTAACCACAAACTTAGACAACTCTGGGTTGTTCATCACTTCGATGGTCATCTCTGCCGCTCGATCGTTGCACTGACCGATGGTCTCATACGGTCCACGCATGTCCTCGAACACTTTGCAGCTTGATGTGTCAACAATCAGACACACTAGTATCATTGCTTCAAACATTATCTTTCACCTTACCTAAAGTCCTAAATAAAAGTATATCTATATCCACAACAGTTTCTACGTCTGCGAGATCATTGCGGTCATATCTTCCGCCCTGTCTCTCAGGATAGTCTTTGTTTAAAGGCACATAGCCTAATTCATCTGCCCATTTAACCACCAAGATTGTGTTTAATCCGGTGGATTTATTGATCTGTTTCGCAGAGTCAATCTTTTTCTTAGATATCATGTATGTGGAATATTTATTTTTTTTATTTGTTCTATTTTTTATTTCAACAAATCCGACAGCTTCACCTTTTCTTATGCTCACAAAATCAACGGAAGATGTCTTTGGCATCTTGAAAAGATTACAGTTCCATAATTGCGCCAAAGCTGTCGCAATTTTACTTTCTTCAAATAAATCTTTTTGCGTTTCATACAAAGGTCTCATTCTACTTCCCCCCAGTTATCCACCAAAGCCATGTCAACTTCAAATGGTACGTTAAGTTTCGGAATACAGTTTTCCATAATATCAACTATCCTATCTGCCTGCTCCTTAGATTCGATGCTAAAACAAAGCTCATCATGTACGGTTAACATAGGAAGCAGGCCCTCCTTATAACAGTCCACCATCGCTTTCTTTGTCTGGTCGGCACTCGAACCTTGGATCAGTTTGTTCAGCGCCTTGTATGTAAAGGCACGACGTATCATACCCTTGCCGCCATACTCCTTGGCAGCTTCCTCGAGCTTCATAGCTTTGTTATAGCCAAAAGACTTAGGCTCCCACATATCAAACCTGCACTTGCGACCAAGCCATGTTCGGATAGCACCGTTGGTAGCTGCTGTCCCGGCTGCTAGATCTGCGATACCTTTCACAAAAGGCACCCTCTCATGGTACTTTTCAAGCAATGTTTTGGCTTCATCTTCCTCGATGTCCATTACACCAGCCAGCTTCTTGCGCCCCATACCGTACATAATACCAAGGTTTACAGTCTTGGCCTCCTTACGGGTTATGTCGGCAAGATCTGCCACCATCTGATGGAAGTCAGCGTTGCCCTCTTTATACATTTCGACTACAGTATCAATTTGAGGGTGACGATTTACCCCGGTCAGTTGAGCGCAGTAATGCGCTAACCATCTAGGCTCCTGAGAAGCGTAGTCAAAGCTACCCCACTTTGTCCCTTCTTCTGGTAGGAACAGCCCACGGATCAAAGACTTGATCTCTGGATCTCTCGCAGGGATTTGCTGTAGATTCGGGTTGCTTGATGAAAATCTTCCCGTGACCGTACCACCTTCATCAGAACGAAGAGGATTAAAGTCACAATGAATGCGCCCTTTACACGAATGTTCAAGGATTGTCTCAACAAAGGTAGTGTTTGCCTTGTTAAATTCACGCAATTTCACAATTTTCTGTGCAATTGGGTGCGTGTGGTTCACAAGAAATTGTTTTGTAAAGGAGGGAGCATTCGTATTCTTTGTCCTTTTATACGAGATCCCAAGAGAGTCGAACGCTCGTGCTATAGATGCAGCTTCCCAAGGGGAGACAGCGACCCCGGTCTCTTCCTTTATTTGTTTAAGTAAAATATCTTCTCGTTTCTTTAAATCTTTCTTGACTAACTCAGCTTTGTCTATGTCAACCCGAACGCCCTTTGTTTTCATGTCTAGCAGGCACGGCAGGAGACTGGACTCTAGCTCGAAGATGCTGCTGACTTCATCCTTGATGATCTCAGGTCGCAGCCTGTCCCAAAGACGTAGGGTTACCGCAGCATCCTGTTCGGCGTAGCTGCCTACAAACTTTGACGGCAATCTCCACATCCCGCTTTTGGGATCGACATGATACATCGCAGCCGCAGCCTTGAGCATCTTCTCGTTCTTGTACTCCCCGAGATACTCTCCGGTCAGAGAGTTTAGATTGTAGTACCTACGGTTCTCGTTCAGTATGGGAGCCGCTATCATGGTGTCGATTATCGGACCTTGAACCTCGATCCCTGCCCAGCGCATCCAGCCAAGGTCATACATAGCGTTATGCATAACCTTTTCTATGTTGGGTGTTGCCATTTGTTTCTTGAGCCAGTTGACCACAGATTTCTCTGGTAGGTTACCGTCCTCATGGCGCACCGGATAGTAGCCAACGAAGTCACCAGCCGCCACAGCGTAGCCGATAACGTAGCCATCGTCCCTACACCACCCCGGCCCTAACGTAGTTAGGTTCGGGTCTCTGGTTTCCAAGTCAATGGCTATCCGCTCACAGTTTGTAAGGTCAGGGAACGAAGACGGGGGCGCCCACTCATCATCCCCGAACCCAAGCGCAGCTTCTTTTACATCTATGTCAAGAAGATTGATCTGGTTATCATTCATTTACTCGCTCCAAAGCGTCTACAGGATTTTGTGTCCAAACAAATATAGGCGTTCCTTTACCTATATAAGCACCGGATACGTTAAACGAAAAGTATTCCACCGCTTCCTCATGCGTCATGTCGTGTTCTTCTACAAGGATCTCAATACATTTGGCAGCGTCATACGCCAACACGTTATCATCCCCGCATCTTTCAGCTATACCAAGTATAGCATTATCAAAGCCATCAGCTATCATCGCAGTCATTTACAATTTCTCCTCCAAGTGCGGCATAACCTATGATATCTACCCATGAGTCATCCTTTGTTGCGTCTTCAGCCAGTCTTGCTAACTTTAATCCAATCATACAGGCGACCACCTGCTCTGGTGTTATGCACCTGCCTAAGATCACACTCCATATGGTTGCTATACGTTCATGGTTAAACTTAGCTGGCCCATACTCCTTGGCCCTCGGACCATTAATTAGCTCTTCTGCCTTATTCAAAAAATCTTCGCGTGTTTTCATAGCCTAAACCCATAATGTGATTGTGATTCGATAATATGCAAAGACTTTTTGGCGCGAGTTAAACCCACATAAAACGTCCGTACCTCGGAGTCTTGATCCATGCTTTCAACGCATGCTCTAGAGGAGTCTAACAGTAGAGCGACGTTATCCGCCTCGCCACCCTTTGCTTTGTGAATCGTCGATATCTTGATCCTCGGGGTCCCCGTCAAAATAGACTCGCCCATACGACGTACTGATGTAATGTATATTCGTTCCTTCTCGCTTACCTTCAGTACTTCGTACCACGGGGTCTCCTTGCTCACATACGGGGAGAACAGGTCTTGAATATCTGTTAGCGTATAAGTTTGTTCTGCGTCTAAACTTGCGAGTTTCTTCCTGCCACCTCTGACGGCAGCGTCTGGGACTATTAATGTAGATAGCTTTTTCAATTCCTGTGCAGACAGTTCCTGATCCTTGCATAGTTTTAACCATACCTCGATACCTGTTAATACATTT